AAGGGGCACAAGGTAAACAAGGTGCCATAGGTGCTCAAGGTGTACAAGGAGCTTCTGGAGCTTCTATTACAGGATCATATACAGGAAGTTTATTAACTAATGATATAGTTTCAATTAACTGGACTGGATCTGGGGTTGAAGCTACTGCTTTAGGTAATGATTTAACAATTTATATCCCAGGTGGTGGTAGTGATACTAACTTTGCTAATACCGATTTAACACTTAACGCTAATAGAACTCACGAATTAGATGGTAAAGCTTTAACTATCCAAAACACAAATGGTGACCCAGGAGGAGCCCCAGACGTAGTATTTAATTTTAACACAGGAGGAGGAAATGTTTCTGGTAGCTTTACAATTAGAAGAACTGACGGAGTATATTTACCTCATATTGCTAATTTAACATCATCCCAAGTAGTTTATTTCCAAGATGGTGATAATGGTAGATTAACTTATGGAGATGCTCCTTCAGGAGGTGGAACTAACATTACAGCCTCAGATGAAGGAATCCCTTTAACTACCACTTTACAATCATTAGATTTTGTAGGAAATGCTGTTGATGCCTATGCTGTAGGTAATGATGTAGTAGTTACTATTAATACTGGATCAGTTTCTCAACTTGATTTAACTACAGCTTCATTAAGTGCTAATTACCGAGTATTAATTGTAGATGAAAGTGGATTTACAAATGAAACCGTATACGTTGATGATAATGATGGTTTAACATTTAATCCATCAACTAATTTCTTATATGTTAAAGGAGACGTTATAGCATATTATACCTCAGATGAATCTTATAAACATAATGTAACACCTATAGTTGGCTCCTTAGAAAAATTATCGTATATTAATGGATACGAATTTGATTGGGACCCAAGCTCAGGTTACGAAGGTCATGATATTGGAGTTATTGCTCAAGAAGTTGAAAAAATACTCCCAGAAGTTGTAACTACAAGAGAAAATGGAACTAAAGCAGTCAAATACGAAAAATTAACAGCATTCCTAATCTCAGTAGTCAAAGAACAACAATTACAAATAGATGATCTTCAATCAAAGATATCTAAATTAATTTAAACTAATTAACATGTGGTACTATAAAAACCAAGAAATGGAGACACTCTCCTCATTCCCTAAAGGAACTTATGGTTTTATTTATAGGGTTACTCATACACCATCAGGTAAAGCCTACATTGGGAAAAAGGTTCTATATTACCAAAAGAAAGTAAAACTCACTAAAAAAGAATTACTTGAATACACTCACGTAGCTGGGCGTAAACCCGCCTATAAAATAGCTATGAACGAATCCGATTGGCAGAAATACTACGGTTCGCATAAAGAAATTATGGGAATGATTCGTGAAGGTAAAGAAGAAGAATTTAAACGTGAAATTTTAGAATTGGTTACCACAAAAAAGTTATTAACTTACTACGAGTTAAAATACCAAATGCTCTATCAGGTATTAGAAAAACCTAATGAGTTTTTTAACGATAACATCCTCGGTAAGTTTTATCGAAAAGACTTTGATGAGTAAAAGATTATGCGTATATTATACGCATGGTAAATCAACTTGTTATAAACTTAGTTAATTCTGTTTTAGGAGCAGGCAAACCCACAGCTCGTGGTAATCAAGCTCATACTTGTCCTTTCTGCCACCATACTAAACCAAAACTCGAGATTAATTTTGATGAAAATGCTACTTACTATCAAAAGTGGCATTGCTGGGTTTGTGATAAAAAGGGTTCTAAATTAATGAGCTTATTTAAAGCTATTGATGCTCCACAAGACAAAATAAATGAACTACGTTCACTTGTAGGGACTACAAGACAAATTACTATTAGTGAAAATACTAATAAAATAGAACTACCTAAAGAATTTAAACCCTTATCTGAGCTTACTAAAAACGATATTATAGGGAGACATGCTTTAAACTATTTAAAAAAGCGTGGTATTTCTAAACACGATATACTTAAATACAATATTGGTTATTGTGAAGGGGGTATATATGATAAAATGATTGTTATACCATCGTATAATAGCGAAGGCAAACTAAATTATTTTATTGCCCGCAACTTTGATCCTAACTCCCCAGTTAAATATAAAAATCCCCCAATAAATAAAAATATTGTACCTTTCGAGGTGTTTATTAATTGGTCCTCACCTTTAGTATTGTGTGAAGGACCATTTGATGCATTGGCTATTAAGCGAAATGCTATTCCACTTTTAGGAAAACATATACAAGATAATTTAATGAAGCAAATAGTAACATCTACTGTAAAACAAATTTATATTGCTTTGGACAAAGATGCCCAAAAAGATGCTGTTAAATTTGCTGAGTTGTTACTAAACGAAGGTAAAGAGGTTTACCTGGTCGACTTGGAAGATAAAGACCCAAGCGAAATGGGATTTGAAAAGTTCACGTCCCTAATCCAAAATACTTATCCTATGTCACAATATGATTTGATGGAGAAAAAATTACAATTAATATGAGTAAAAGAAATATTAAGCAGTCATATAATAGAATCCTTGAAATTTCTGAGGATGCTAAACAAATTACAATGCCTGATTCGCGTTATTATAGACGCAATGGTAAGTACTATCCTTCTATTACATACGTTTTACAATATTATCCAAAAGGGAAATTCTTTGAAGATTGGCTTAAAAAAGTAGGTTATTCATCTGAACACATTGTTAAAAAAGCAGGTGAAGAAGGTACTCAAGTACATGAAATGATTGAAGACTACCTTAATGGTAAAGAATTAAATTTCTTAAACCCATTTGGAAACCCAGCATACAACCCAGATGTATGGCAAATGTTTCTTCGTTTCGTTGATTTTTGGGAGACTTATGACCCTAAATTGATCGAAACGGAGGTCCACTTGTTTTCTGATGAACTTAAGGTAGCTGGTACTTGTGATATGGTTTGCGAGATCGAGGGTGAGTTGTGGGTTATTGACTTTAAAACGTCAAATAATTTACAAACTACATACGATTTACAAACAGCTATCTATGCTAAGTGCTATGAAGAATGCTACGGCAAATCGGTTGATCGCACTGGGGTTTTATGGCTTAAATCATCTAAGCGTGGTCCAAAGGATGGACTTATGCAAGGTAAGGGGTGGGAGATCTATGAATCTAAACGCACTCAGGAAGAAAACTTAGATATATTCAAAACAGTTAAGAAACTTTTTGATTTAGAAAACCCAACCCACAAACCTATCTTTACTGAATTTAGAACTTCAGCTAAAAGAAAGTTGTAATATTTATACGTAAACGCGTATATGATTTCATTAATGAGATTACTTAAAGAGGCACAAAGTGCCCCCAAAGCTATTATTTTAGCTGGTGCCCCAGGTGCTGGTAAATCTTCTGTTACAGGAGAGATTATTAGTGACCTTGGTTTAGGAGTAATGAATATTGATGATTTTTTTATTAAAAATCTTCGTGACGCAGGCATTTCACTTGATTTAAAAAAAGCAGATGCCGAAGGTAGAAGTGGAGCGGCTAAAGCGATGCAAGCTGCTCAAAAAGAATACCAACAAGTATTAGCACAAGAAATTGGAGCAGGGAAAAACATCGTAATAGATGGTACAGCAGCATCTTATAAGAAAACAGAACAACTAAAAAATACTTTAGAGGCTGCAGGATATGATGTGATGATGGTGTTTGTTTATTCTTCATTAGAAAAATCATTAAGCAAAAACGAAGATAGATTTGAACGTTCAGGTGGTGAGGATCGTAGTTTAATGCCTTCAATTGTAATGCAAACATGGGCCAACGTAACTAAAAACTTTATTCCTTACCTTAACTTATTCGGTCAAAACTTTGTAGCTACTACTAAAGATAAAGATCCATTTGGTAAAGCAAGTTTAGATAAAATTATAAAACGTTATTTAGAGCCATTTAAACCAACAGATACTAAACCTAAATCTGATAAAGAAATAGCTCGAGCTGAAGATGAAAAGAAAAAACTTGAACAAGAAATCATATCATTGCGCGACGAGAAAAACGTTCAAGACATTTTACAACAAACCGTTTCTATCCCAGAAGCACAATCCAAAATAAAACAATTCCTTAACTCATGAAAAAATCAGAATTAAAAAATCTTATTAAAGAAGCACTTGCTCCTGAAACTTTAGAAATGCAAGAACCATATAATGAAATTGGTGAAATTATCCTTGTAATGAAACCCAAAAGAGGTATGTCAATGGATGATATGATCCGCCCAGCTTCTATCTACGATACAATCGATATGAATGAGATTGCTGCTGCTTATGCTTCAACTAACAAATCAGCTGCTCGTAAACACGCTAAAACTGCTTTAAAAGAGTACGAAGCTCAAAAAGAGGCTCTTAAGCGTGAGATGGACGAGTATAGAACAGCTAAAAAAGAAATCGAAGAAAAGAAAAGCAAGGCCAAAGAGCTTATTATGAAGCTTAAGTAAATGGACCAATTAACTAAGTTTTTAGTGAATGAATTAGTAGACGGAAAATCCGTTACTGCTATCTATGGTGGGGGGTTTAAACCTCCTATCAAGGGACACTTTAACATAGTTA